ACCTCATCCTGCGTGCTCACAGCCACCATCAGATCGTTCAACACGGTTCCGAGCTGTGGGGCGTCAGCGAGCGCCAAGTGCGCGATTACATGGCGGAAGCGCGCAAGCTGATTGCCCTTGACTCAGAGCTAGAGCGCCCGCAATGGCTGCAAGCCGCACTAGCAAGGTTGCAAGATTACGAGCGTGAAGCACGCGCCAAGGGTAATCTCAGCATTGCAATCAAGGCCTTAGAAGATCAGGCCAAGTTGCTGCGGTTTGAGATTTCGTAGACTGGCGCATGAGTCGATAGCACCATGGCGCGCCGTTACGCACGGGACAACAGGGGTAGGTTTTCCAGCACTGGCGCAACTGCTCGTGGCGGCAGGCTGGCAACCGCCAGTGGTAACAAGCGGGCCACAGTGACGGCTCGGATCAGCGGCGGCAAATCTGGCGGCAAGCCTGCGGGTGCAATCAAGGGGAAGGTGAAGCGTGATCCTGGGGCAGCGGGGAAAATAGGAGCATCCAAGCCAAAGGCAACGGCCAAGCCTGCCCCAAAGGTTGACACATCTCTCAAAGGCGTGGCAGCGCGTCGCGCACGCGCTTTGGCGCCGCGCACATCGACCTACCTTTCGCAAAAACTCAATACCCAGAGCGCTATAACTAGAAGTGCAGCAAACGCGATTTATAACAGGCAGAGAGCGGTTGGCAAGCAGCTTGGGTTAGACCAGTCCGTGGTGCGCAACCCAATCGGCATCATGCCTAAAGCATCTGGCAGCATCCGTAACATGGCCATGCAAGTCAGGGAAGCCGCTAGAAAGCGTGTTGTTGGTGGACGCAGGCGTTAAATCTGGTAAGCTCCAGCCGACACCACGTCATGCCATGGAAGACTTTCTCGCTTCAGTCGCTCAGGCCATGAACGACTCTGGGCTGACAGCGGTAGAGCTGATTGGCTGCTTGGAGATCGCCAAGGCTGAGCTGATGGAATCCCTGTTTAACGCTGACGAAGAATGAAACCCACCGCCACCGCCGTAGGCCGACTGCTCAAGCCCAAAGGCGATGAGCCCCGCATTTACAAGGTGATTGCAATCAAGCCTGATGGCACCGTGAAGACTGTCATCAGCGAGCCCGCGTGAGCCTGCTTGCCGGCATCTGCCAACCCGGCAGCTTGCTTGGGTTTATGGATGTCGCAACGCAAGAAGACACGGGCGATCTGCTGCAACGCATCCGCGCCGATCTGCACCCTGGCCAGCTTGCCTTTGTGGATGACAGCGACACGCAGATCATCGGGATCTCGGCTGGTTATGGCGCCGGCAAGACACGTGCGCTGTGCGCTAAGGCGGTGATGCTGGCCGCGGCCAATCAAGGCTTCATCGGCGCAGTGATGGAGCCCACCGGCCCATTGATCCGCGATATCTGGCAGAACGACTTCGAGAATTTCCTAGAGGCGTATGAGATCCCTTACACCTTCAGGGCTAGCCCGCTGCCTGAATACATGCTGCACCTGCCAGGCGGTGATACCAAGATCCTGTGCCGCAGCTTCGAGAACTGGTCACGCATCATCGGCTTGAACCTTGCCTGGGTGCTGGCCGATGAAATCGACACAGTGACGCCATCTATCGCCAACAAGGCATTTCCTAAGATCCTTGGTCGCTTGCGTTCCGGTAACGTGCGGCAGTTTGGCGCTGCATCCACACCAGAGGGCTTCCGCTGGATGTGGAACACGTTCGGCAGCGAGGACGCCAAGGGCCGCGCTGACCGCAAGCTGATCAAGATGCGATCAGCGGACAACCCGCACCTGCCACCGGACTTTATCGAGCGACTGGAAGCCAACTACGACCCAAACCTGCTGCGGGCCTACTTGGATGGAGAGTTCGTTAACCTCACCACTGGCACCATCTACGACCGCTTCAGCCGCGACAAGCATGTGGTGGCTGAGCTGCCCGACCTAGACCGCGAGCCGTTGCGCATTGGCGTTGATTTCAACGTTGGCAACATGTCCGCCGTGATCGGCGTCCGCACTGGCAGCAGCCTGCTAGTGATTGACGAGATCAGCGGCGCCCATGACACCGACGCATTGGCGCAAGAGATCCAAGCGCGTTACCCGCAGCGGCGTATCTACATCTACCCAGATGCCAGCGGCGGCAACCGCAGCACCAACGCAAGCCAGACCGACATCCAAATCCTGGAGTCCTACGGCATGTCAAACCAGTCACCACGTGCAAATCCTCCCGTCCGTGATCGCGTGGCTGCTGTTCAGGCTTTGCTGGAAAACGGCAAGGGTCAGGTCAGACTCACCATCCACCAGGGCTGCAAGCGGTTGATTGAATGCCTAGAGCTGCAGTGCTACACCGACAAAGGCGACCCGGACAAGGATGCCGGCCATGACCACATGAACGATGCGCTCGGCTACTTGGTCTGGCGTGAGTTCAACCCATTGCACGCAGGTGCTGGGCGATCTACAGGCATCAGGCTATATTGATTCCGCCAATCATTAACTCTACCCATGCTCAAGGGTCCCGAACTACTCGCCAAGGTGAAAGAACTGGGCAATGCGCCCAAGTCCGAACTGGTGCGCGCTTGCGGCTACGTGATCAAGGATCGCGTGGCATTCACGCAGTTCTATGAAGCGCTGCTGGAAGCCAAAGGCGTTGATCTAGGCAGCAAGACAGCAAAGCGCGGCCGCGGCCTGACCTACAAGGCCAAGGTGCAATTCAATGGCAAGCTGCAGATCGGTGACGGCTACCTACGCGAGATGGGTTACGAGCCCGGCGCTGAGTTTGACATCAAGATTGGCCGCAATAGCATCACGCTGATTGCTGCTTAAACTGCACCTATGACTGCGGCGCTGTAATGTACACCGGCTTCAATAACTACGACCGGCCGATTGCGCAGCGCCGCGTTACTCGCGTGCAAGATGCCAACACAGCGTGGTATGCACAAGAGTCGCATTGGATTCTGATCGAAGATCTGCTGCAAGGCACCTATGGGATGCGCCGCAAGCATCGCCGTTACCTGCCGCAGGAGCCGCGTGAGCTGGATGAGTCCTACGACAACCGCTTAGCGCGCAGCGTATGCCCGCCGTTTTATCAACGGTTAGAGCGGATGCTGGCTGGCATGTTGACGCGCAAGCCAGTGCGGCTTGACGACACAGCAGACGTGATCCGCGAGCAGTTGTTTGATGTTGACCTGCAAGGCAATGACCTCAACGTTTGGACCTATGAAACCACCCGCAAGATGGTCCGTTATGGCCACGTTGGTGTACTGGTGGATGCACCTGCTAATGGGGGTAGACCCTACTGGGTGACCTACACGCCACGGCAGATTCTTGGTTGGCGCGCTGAGCAGCAGGAAGGCCGACAGGTGTTGACGCAGCTGCGACTTGCCGAGACGGTCACCGTGCCTGATGGTGAGTTTGGAGAGAAGGCAGTCGAGCAGATTCGGGTGCTGACGCCAAGTGAATTCCAACTACACCAAAAGCAAGACAACGGCGACTTTAAGGTTGTCGACGAGGGCCGCACAAGCCTTTCTGAGATTCCTTTCTCAGTTGCCTATGCGCAGCGCCATGGCTTCATGGAGTCACGGCCGCCGCTGGAAGACATCGCCGAGCTGAACCTCAAGGCATATCAGATCCAAAGCGACCTCGACAACCAGCTTCACATCAGCGCTGTGCCGATGCTGGCGTTCTATGGCTTCCCATCTGCAGCAGAGGAAGTCAGCGCTGGACCTGGCGAGGCGATTGCATTCCCTGCTGATGGCCGCGCTGAATACATCGAACCTGCCGGCCGCAGCTTTGATTATCAGTTCCGCAGGCTTGAGCAGCTTGCACTGCAGATCAACGAGTTAGGTCTGTCGGCAGTACTGGGCCAGAAGCTATCTGCTGAAACTGCTGAGGCAAAGCGCATTGATCGCAGTCAAGGCGACAGCACCATGATGGTCATTGCACAGAACGTGCAGGATATGATCGACAACTGCTTGCAATTCCATGCGCAGTACATCGGCAACAACACATCTCCTGGCAGCAGCTATGTCAACCGTGACTTCCTCGGCACACGCCTTGAGCCGCAGGAAATCCAAGCGCTGCTGCAGCTTTACACCGCAGGCACCATCACGCAAGAAACCTTACTGCGTGAGCTTGCCGAAGGCGATGTGCTAGGTGACGACTTTAACGTAGATGAGGAGCTTGAAGCTACGGCCAATGCGGGGCTTGATCTACAACCTGCTGGACTGGGTGACCGACCGCTTAGTGGACCTGATGATCTGGATGGAACCGAGGAAACCGAGGAGGCAAGAGCTTGATTATCACGTCAGCGCCTTGCCGGAACAGGTCTTAGCCATCGTGCGCATCAGCTGGTACAAGGAAGGCAAACCAGATGAAATTGACGAAACAATCTTGTATGAAGACGGCCAAAACGGTTATGACGCATTCGCTGCATTGGTTACTACTGCATTGAACCGCGGCGCTAATGTCAGCATCCGCAGCGGCTATCAACCGGAAGATCTTGGCATTGAACGATGAGCACACCAGAAGCGCTATATCGCAATGCAATAGATCTGAACCGCTACAGCAATAGCGTTGCGCGGCGTGTGATCAATGCCTACAACGACATCATCATTGATGCGGTCAATCAATTGCGCACCATAGATGAGCTATCGGCGCCAGTCAAAGCGGCGCGGCTCCGGGCGATTCTTGCTCAGTTGAAGGACAGCCTGGCAACATGGGCAGGTGATGCCACAGAGTTGACAGCATTAGAGCTGCAAGGCATTGCAGAGCTGCAATCTGAGTTTGTGGCCGATCAACTGCGGCGTGCATTGCCGGCAGGTGCACGTGATGCGGTGCGCACCGTAGAGATCAGCCCGCAATTTGCGCAGTCAGTGGTCACCACTGACCCGACGCAGATCAATGTGGTAGCGCTCAGTGATGACCTTTTTGCTGCTGTGCAAGGTGCACCGGCGACGTTCAGCCTCACCGCAGCGCAAGGCGCCACGATCACGTTGCCCAATGGCGAAGTGGTCACCAAAGCATTTCGCGGCATTGCCGTTGATCAGGCTGAGCGGTTTAGCCAAGTCGTGCGGCAAGGCTTGCTGACTGGCGAGCCAACGCCAGCCATTGCCAAGCGGCTGATCGGAAACCTTGAATTTGGCGAAGAGGCCAAAACCGTGAAGCAGCTAGTTGCAGCAGGCGGCCAAGCAACAGCAGTAGCCGACAATCAGATCGTTAGCCTTGTGCGCACCAGTATCAACCAAGTAGCCAATGCAGCTAGTCAGCAGGTATATGAAGCCAATCAAGACATCACTAAAAAGTATCGCTATGTGGCAACATTGGATACCCGCACCAGCAGCATTTGCCGTGCATTGGATGGTCGCGAGTTTGAATACGGCAAGGGTCCGACTCCGCCGCAGCATTTCAACTGCCGCAGCACGACAGTGCCGGTGATTGACTATGACGAGCTAGGTTTCACGCCACCGCCACCAGCAAAGCGTGCATCAGCAGGTGGCCAGGTGCCGGCGGATCAAACCTACGGGCAGTGGCTGGCAAAGCAAGATCTTGAAACTAAGGCTAAGGCATTGGGCGCCAACAAAGTGCCGTACTTCAACCGACTTGCCGAAAAATACGGTTCGACTGACGCCATCGCCAAGCTAGTTCGTGATGACGGCTCAGAGCTAACCTTAGATCAGCTTCGTGCACGATATGGACCTGCCTAGCCTCCGTCATTTTCAGAATGCTGGCATCTACTTTATTTCAAGCGATCCCGTAGAAGCCCTGCATGGCGAGGCATGGGTGCCAGCTATCTATACCGACAAGGGCTGGGCAACAGCAGATGGCTCTACACTGTTAACAGGTATTGAGGAATGGCGGGATGCCACTGAAGCGGGGCAAGTCGCAGGCTGCAGTATCAGCCAACATCAAAACCGAGATGAAAAAAGGCAAGCCGCAAAAGCAAGCGGTGGCAATCGCGCTCGCAAAAGCCGGCAAGTCACGCAAGGGTAAGAAGTGATGGCTAAGAAGCCTGGCCTATACGCCAACATCGCCGCTAAACGCAAGCGCATTGAAGCTGGCAGCAAGGAGCGCATGGCGCGCAAGGGTGAAGCCGGCAGGCCTACTGCTGCTGCGTTCAAGGCGGCGGCTAAGACTGCCAAAAAACGCAAGCGTAAGTGATAGCCTTAGGGCGTAATTAAGCCTGCGGCTTATCCATGTCTGATGAACAACAAACCCAAGAGTCTGCGACTACTGGGGTTGAAGCTGAAGCGTTGCAGCGCAGCGTTGAAGCACTAGAGCGCAAGAATCAAGAGCTGATTGCTGAGCTGCGTGCAGCAAAGAAATCCAAGGCGCCTGATGGGGTCAATGTTGATGAACTGCTGGAGTTCAAGCGCAACTACGAGCAGCAGCAGCTCGAATCACAAGGCAAATACCAAGAGGCACGACAAGCTCTGGAGCAGCAGTTCCGTGAGGCGACGGCGGAGAAGGACCAGCGCATCGCAACACTTGAGGCCCGCGTCCGCGAACTAGAGCTTGTTACGCCTGCGGTCACGGCACTGGCTGACATCGTGCACGACCCGGACCTTGTGCTCAAGACCAAGCTGTCGCCTGATGCGATCCAGCGCGAAGCCGACGGCACCGTGGTCGTTGTGGACGGCTACGAACGCAAGCCCGTTGCTGAATGGGCCAAGACACTGCCGGCATGGATGCTGAAGCAACCCAAGCCGCAAGGCAGCGGTGCACCAACTGGCGGCAGCAATGGCACCATTCCGGCTGGCATGAGCAATCCATTCAACCGCGATAGCTTCAACCTCACAGAGCAGTCGCGGCTATTCCGTACAGACCGCGACCTATATGAGCGGATGAAAGCTGCAGCTAACCGTTAGTATTTGAGTGTCTGCTCGTGATGGCTGCGCCACATAGAGCCTAGGGCTGCGCCCACATCCGTAAACCCTTTTTGAGGATTAGTCATGGCGACCCTTCGCTCTGACATCATCATCCCCGAGGTATTTACGCCTTACGTCATTGAGCAAACCACTCAGCGCGATGCCTTCCTGGCTTCCGGTGTGGTGCAGCCTCTGGCGGAGCTGAATGCCACCGAGGGCGGTGATTTCATCAACGTTCCCTTCTGGAAAGCCAACCTTTCCGGCGATTTCGAGGTGCTGACCGATAGCACCAGCCTCACCCCTGGCAAGATCCAAGCCGACAAGCAAGTCGGCGTGATCCTGCACCGTGGCCGTGCTTTTGAATCGCGCGACCTGGCAGCCCTTGCTGCTGGTTCCGATCCTATGGCCGCCATCGGCGCCAAGATCGCTGACTACATCGCTAACCAGCGCCAGAAGGATCTGCTGTCCTGCCTTGGCGGCGTGTTCGGCAGCCTGGGATCTACCTCCAGCTCTGCTGCCTTCTTTGGTCTGACCATTGATGGCGAGTCTGGTGATACCCCCACCACGCTGAGCCCCCGTCACGTTGCCGAAGCCCGCAGCCTGCTGGGCGATCAAGGCGACAAGCTGGCTGCTGTTGCCATGCACTCCAAGGTCTATTACGACCTGGTTGAGCGCAAGGCCATCGACTACGTGACCGAGACAGACGCACGTCTGACCTCTAGCGTCACTGATTTCGTTGGCGGCAGCATCGCTGGTG